CATAAAGCTCGAATGTATTGGTAGAAGACATGGATGAACCAGACTCAGTGGTAATTCGCACTTGGTCGCCTTCTTCTAAAACAACATAAGCGCCACCATCGAATCTGAGATACTGAGTAGCAGAAATCTGATAAGCATCAATTACATAAATCTCAGCATCGGCACTAGAGTCGTACCACCAGATACTTACAGTTTTATTGTTTCCAGAATGATTTGAAATATAGCAAAGATTCCATAAGGCATAGTAACCAGTAGGTACTGTGTAGACTGTAGTCTTAGTACCTGCTGTTAATATATTGCCTACAGAAATTGGTCTCATTTATTCCTCTTAGAGATAGCTTTGGCTTTTGCCCTAGCGTCTTCCTTGGACGATGCACCCCAAGCTCTAAGAGAAAGAAGAAGTCGGGTAGGCTTTCCATCTTTCATCTCAGCGCCAGGCATATTGCCCATTCGTGCTAAAAAGGATGCCCTACGAGGGTTATCTCCCGACTTTACAGGTGCTTTTAAATTACCACCAGTTTCTGCATTATAAGATGCTCTACCCTTGGCATTCAAGCCCCCAGAAGCAGATTTGCCTTCTTTTCTTTGCCAAGCAGGGGATTTCATTTCTTTTTAGCAGTCTTAGCTGCCGCCTTAAATGCCGCCTCAGTAGGAGCGCCTTTAGAGCCAACCTTACGCATCTTTTCACCAGAACCAGCCTTGATGCGCTCTCTCTTTTTTGCAATGTTAGCGTAGAGACCTTGTTTCATTTGCCACGACCTGATTTCTTCATCATATTGGTGGCAGTACGGCTACCACGAACAGGCATAGACTTAGGTTTACCAACAGCAACCATGATGGTTACAGGCATACCTTTAGCCTTTTTAGGTGTCTTAGAACTGGTCATTTTGGGTGATTTGCTATACATCATTTTTCCTTGGTTATAGGGCCGCCACCTTTCCACGCATCACAAGTGCGAGCGGAAGCACAAGTGAACTGAAACAAGTCACAATAGCCGAGATCAGCGGCTTTGATGAACTCTTCGTCATAAGACAATTCGTCTTCGCCTTCATCCTTCTCTAGTCCACCAATGATGCATTCCATCATCTTAGGAGTCTGGATAAAAGCCGCACAATTACCGCAGAGCATTGATTTAATGCTTTCAGTAGGTGCGTTATACATCTTGGCTTTCTTTAGCCAAAACAACTCATTGGGTTCTTCTGGGTTAGGTGGGCCATAGCCAAACTTCTTGAACGCATTGTTGCGGTTCTTCAGATTGATCTGAATATCTTGAGTGGCTATAGGGCAGATAGCACCAGATAGTAAGCTCATCGTATTACCTTAGTCGCAATAAACGAAATAATACCGCCAACAACAGATGCAATAGCCATCCCGACAAACATACCGCCTTTAGACTTGTTAGCCATCTCTAACAGAGTTTTAATGTCTTCACGCATGGCATGAACTTCTGCCTGTAAAGCCTCAACTTGGGCTTCTAGTTTGCCAAACTCTCTTGGATCAATATCAGACATTTGCGACTTTCTTTGGTCTTCCTAACTTCTTGACAGGAGTAGGAGGTGATAGAACTACTGGTTTTTCATAGGTTTCAGGTGTTTCTTCTGTATCAATTCTGACATAACCTGCATGACCCTTCATAGAGTCAATGTCGTGCTGATGTACAAAAGTAACAGTCTGACCGCTTACCAAACAACGAAATGTAGCCATAAAAATCCTTTGAAAAAGGGGGTTATTAGCCCCCTTTTATTTAGACCATACGAGCCACAACAACACGGAGTGTTGAAGAAGCAAGGTCTGCTGTTGATCCAGACTCATTCTGAATGCGGAACTTGACTGTATTTGCGGCAGAGACATAACCTGTCACTGTCAAGCCTACCAAGTCCACACCCAAAGATGCGCCAATGACCATATCACCCAAAGCTACGCCAGGGATTGTGATGTCGTCAGTTTCGCCAGCGCCATCGACTAATGAACCAGCGTCCAAGGTAGCACGAACTACCCATGTATCGCTGAAAAGTCCACGGAACTGGTCGTTACCACGCCTTACTGTTACTGCTGATGCGGTTGCCATAATAAATTCCTCCTAGATTAAGAAAACCCCCCCACCTGTTAAGGCGAGGGGAAAGTGGCAACATTAGGCTGGAACTGCCAAAGCAAAGGCGGCTGAAGCGTTAGAAGCAGAGCTTGTAGCGCTAGTACGCAGAGCCTTCACGCCATACAGAGTGTCAGCAGTAAACAATGTACCAAGGTACTCTTGTTTGTACTGAGTCTGTGAACGGATGCCCAACTGCTCAACCAACACCATTGCATCACGATGACCCATCAAGCAGATACGATCAGTGGTAGAGTTACCAGCACCAGTATCAGCATTAGAGGTAGCGAAAACAGCCATGCCGTAGAGCTGACCAATTTCACCATTGCGGATTGCATCGCCATTGCCGACAAATGCTTGCTCAGTGTAACGAGCCAAACCCATCAGCGTGTTACGGCTTGAGGGTGGGATCAGGAAGAAACGACCATCCATAGGAATGTCGTTGTCGTCCAAACGCTGAATGGTGCGACGAATAGCGGCATCAGTCAAAGCGGCAGCGTTAGAAGATGTGCTGTTGTAAGCAGTAGTACCATCAGAGCCAACAAAGGCTTTGGTAGTAGTGTTGCTAGTAGCATAGTCATCAGTACCAACTGTAGCGCCATTGAAAGCACGACCCAAACGAACCAGATCGGTGTCGATACGACGAGCCAAAGCATAACCAGCGTCTTCTGTGTAGAAAGAACGCAGTGATGTCAGAGCTTGCACTTCAACGATGTCTTCGATCAAGCGTGAGTACTCATAGTGGTTGTTGATCAACACTTGAATGTTGGTTTCGCTGTTAGCGATCAAAGTCACTGCATCAGTAGCGGCTTTTGCAGAAGCAGAACCACGAGCAGGGCTAGGAATGTTAACAGTGTCACCCTTTTTGCCTTTGAAAGACATCTTCTTGACCAAATTGGCCAAAACGAGGTTTTTCTTATAGGCGGCAACAATTTCATCACTCCAAATCTCTGGAATAAATGCGGCTGCGGAGGTAGTGGTTACACTATTTGTTGGGGAAAATGCGGTATTAGCCATGATTAAATTTCCTAAGTTAAATTATCGAACACGACCTTCAGAATATGCTTGCATGATTTCATCACTCAATGTTTCATATCTCTGTGGGTCAGTCATCTTGAGACGAATGAGGTCACTCCTTCGATAGACTCTCTTTGAACTCTCTCCAGAGCCACCTACATCAACTTGTGCGGCTTTCATGCTCTTTGTCCTCTGTGCGTTACCCGCTTGTTCAGACTCTTTAGCTTTAATACCACGCAATTGTTTGAAGGTAGACAACAATTCATTAGCCGAATCATAGTCAAAATCACCATCAGCCTTTGCATAAAGTCCTAAACGTACAGGTGAAGATTTCACCCAATTTTGGAACTCGGAATCATTGACTACTTGGGAGTAATCAGGGTGATCCTGCGCTAACTTCTGCTGAATCTGCATCCTTTTGAACTCTTGACCAGCTTGTCTAGCCGCAAGTACATCAGGATGTCTATCAATCGTATTCTGAACTGCTTTCTGAGGGTTCTCAAAAAAATCAACTTCAGGTTCTTCCTCAACTTGCTGTTGTTTTGATCCGAGGTTCTGCTTAAGCAACTCATCAGCCAATTTACGGACTTCGCCAACCTCTTGGGCTTGCTTACCAATGAGCTTTTCAGCCTCTTGGTGCATCCGTACTATCTCTTCTAGACTTTTTGCCCTGTATTTCTCAGGAAGTTCAGTTTTAGACTCTTCTACTTCGAGTTCGCCTAGCGGCTCTTTTTCATCATCAATCAGCATATTTTTGTTCCTGCCAAAATGGTTGTAGGATAATCAACTCGGCTTTACGCTTATGAGTTGGCTTTGCGCTCTGCCTTTAACTTATCAATGTGTTTAGCCTCAAACCGCCCATAAGAGGACGGGAAGTGACCAGACCAACCTTCTAAGTTAAAGTTAGGTGCGCTTACTATACGATGGGCTACCCCACCGCATCCACACTGAATACTAGAGACCTCATAAATCACCAGAGCCTCAGTGCGCTGCCCGCATTCGCAAGCAAATTCAAACATTCTTCTCATTTAAGTCCTCGTATGCTCTTTCACTAACCCATTTCAGGGTTTGTAGCCAAATTAGCATAGAAATCTCACCTTTGCGAAATTGTAGACTTTTTTCGTCAGAAATGGTAGAGACATTATTCATAGATTCAAGCATTTTGTCTACATCTTGCATTAAATCTATCCACCCCTGATGTGAAAACATATCAAAGCGATCAGAGTAGTACTTGTCAAGTTCTGGACTCATTTTGGCTCTACATCAGTAACTACTTCTAGGGATTCTTTAAGCATCTTAAAGAAAGCGTCCCTGCCTACCTGCAATTGGTCAATAGAAAACCTAGCAGAACCTAGTTTTCGGTCTAAATCTGCCACATGGTTGACTAGAGTTTGTTGCTCTTGTGTCATTTGCTCAAATTGATATTCAATTCCATCGATAGTCACAGGCGTTTTCGTGTTTGCCATGATTTTCCTTTAATGTGCCATCAAAATCGAGTGATGGCTTCTCGTTTTACCAAGGTAGACCAGACTGTTGAACAGGGTTCTTCTGTGCATCAATTTGGCTTTGCAAAGAGGCTTCTACAGTATCTTTACCCAAAGATGTTTGAACCCAACCAACGACCATTTCTTTAGTTAGGTCGTCATAAGGAACAAAGGTTTCACTCTCTTGGGTATAGCCACAAGTGCCATAAGTAGATGCTGAATAATCACCATCTGTTGCAGAAACATTGTAATGAACTGTAACGACAAAACCATCAGAGGTAAGTCTGTCCATTTGTACGATTTGCCAGTTATATGTAGTCATGATTTTCCTTTAGGTTAGATGCCAGCGTCTGCTAGGCGTTTACGAAGTGATTGAATTTCAGCAACAAGGTCTGCAATTACTTCAGAAGTAGCCGCTTGCATTGCTTGGTACACAGGATTACCATCTGCATCTACTGCGTCTTTATCGCCAGTAACGCTATTTGGATAAACTGTTTGAAACTCATGAGCCAAGAAGCCACGGGCTTGTTGATTGCCTTTTGTCCACAGATAGTCAATTGGTTTAAGGGCATCAATTCGTGCGCCCTGTCCAGTAACAGTCCCAGTAACAGTTTTTAAACGATAGTCAGAAGTAGTGTTGTAAACTACTGCGTTAGTAGTCGTTACACGCTGAATAGTACCAATTGCCGTAGATGCAGAATTACGAAAAGCAATAAAAGTTCCATTACTTGCGTCATCTGTAGTAATAAGAGCAAGTGAATTGTTTGTTGCTTGAGCAGATGCAAACAAAACTTTATCTGATACAGGATTGCTAGTAGTTCCCACTAGCAAGCTACCGCTTGAGTCTATACGGGCACGCTCTGTGTTGTTAGTTTTGAATGCAAGCGGAGTATTTGTTGCGCATCCAATTGTAGACAGTGAAGATGCTGTCGTTATCTGCACATCAGTAGTTATTGCATCGCTGAAATAAGCGCTGCCAATTACAGTAAGTTTGTTGCTGAGACTTGTCGCTCCAATCCCCAAATTCCCACTAGCATCCAATGTCATTGCCTGAGTAAAGGTAATGGCGTCTCCTGCTGTGCCTGATGGGGCTGTGTAGAACTTGTGAGCGCCATTTTCTTGAGTCAATATATTTGCGAAACCAGACGCTATGTATTTAAAGCCTGTTCCATCAAAGAAAAAATTGTTGCCGTAGTAAGTTACTCCGTTAACATCGCAATTTAACAAACCACGAGAACCAAACTGAAATACTTTATTTGCAGATGACCAAGCACTAGGAGTAACTCCCAAGCCTAGATTGCCTGATGAGTCGACTGTGACAGTATTTGTTGTGTCAGAGTACAGTTTGACACCCAAGTAGCCACGCATCTCTAACCAAGTATTAACAGTACCGCCACCACTAATTCGGACTGAATCAGTATTGGTGCTTCCTGTTAAAACATCTAATGATCCGCTTGATGTTGCAGATGGCTTTACTGTTAATTTGTTTGAAGGACTACTTGTACCAATACCTAAATTACCAGAGGAGTCAATACGCATCCGTTCTGAGCCGTTATTGAGGAAAGTCATGTTGCCAGCGCCTTCAGCAACAATAGTAAGCCCAGCCGTAGTAGTAGAGATACTTGCGTTGCCGTAAGGAGCATTTGCACCGACACCAAAAGTCATGTAATTAGCAGCGTTAGAACTGTCTGCCACACGAGACTGACCAGAAACATGAAGTTTTACAGCAGGTGAACTTGTACCAATACCTAGATTGCCTGAGGAATTAACAACTAAAGCGGGAGTGCTAAATGTTGTTCCGCCTACTGCTGTAGATGGTGTAATAGTTAAACTATTTGCAACTAATGTTGAAGCACCTATTGACCAACTGGTTTCAACGGCATTTGGACGCAACCGTAATTGAGCATCAGAATCAGTGCTATTACCAACCGATAGAATATTGTTGCTTGCTCCGAGGCCAGTTCCAGAAAGCGTAGCTGTTGTTCCAGTTAATGTTACTGCACCCGTAGCACTAAGCGTTCCAGTTACTGCAAACGCACTTCCATCAAAAGTAAGCGCAGAACCGCTTGTAACAACCTTAGAGCCGTTTAAATACGCTACTCCGTTAGCAGTACCTCCAGAGAGGGTTACGTTGCCTGAAGCCGATAGAGTAGTAAAAGCACCTGCTCCGTTATAAGCAGATAAATCAAGCGTACCACCCAAGGTTAAGTTACCAGAAGATGTTACTGTGCCTGTTAGGGTTAAGCCACTTACTGTTCCTGTACCGCCTACAGAAGTTACAGTGCCGCCTGAACCACTTGCCCATGACAAAACACCACTACCATTTGTCACCAAGGATTGACCAGTTGTTCCATCAGCAGTAGGAAGAGTGTAAGTAGTCGATCCTGCCGCAGATGCAGGTGCAAAACCTACATAACCAGAAGTAGAGCCAGACAGTCTTAAAGTACCTTTGACATCGAGTCTAGAGCCAGGTGAAGATGTTCCAATACCTACATTAGAAGAGGTATCAATTCTCATTGACTCAACAAAATTGATGTTCTGAACAACAGTACCGCTACTTAATGTGCCACTGCTTGTTGCAGTCCAAATAGTGCCAACAAAGCCATCAGAAGCACCAAAGTCAGGTTGATTACCTTCCGTTAAGTTTGTGTACACTCTCCCTGTTGTGATGCCTGTTGTTGGGCCAGCAATTCCTGAAGGCGCTGTTGACCAAGCGTGTTCTCCAGTATATTGAGTGTACTTTGCCGCTACACCATTGGCTTTGTAATAATCTCTAGCACCAATAGTTGATACGTTATAGATGTTTGTAGCAAAGGTGCTGACTTTTGTAGCGCCATTGCTGTAAAAAGAAACTGAAGTTTGGTCGCCAATCTCTATTGCTCTATGAGCTGAAGACCAAGCACTTGGTGTAGTGCTTACGCCTAAGTTATTGCCATCAAACTGAAGTGCTGTACCAGTAGCAACTTGACTCGTAGAAGATGCGTACAGAACACCCTTGTTTGTTAAAGATGTTAAGTTTGTACCGCCTCTTGATACTGGGTTTGTCAGAGACAAAGTAGCGGCTGAACCTGTTGTATTTTGGTTCAATGTAGGAACATCTGCCGCTTGAATGCCAGACAAAAACGCACCAGTACCATTGGAACGCAAATAATAACCAGCAGTCTGAGTTCCTGTTAAAGCAGTAATAGCCGCTGCCGCAGTAGAAGCACCCGTACCACCATCAGCAATAGCCAAATCAGTGATACCAGAGATACTACCACCAGTGATAGATACATTGTTTGCCGCTTGAGTTGCAATCGTACCTAAACCACCAATATCAGCAGTTGTTAAAACAATAGCACCAGTACGACCCGCAACAGAAGTCACCAAGTTACTTTGGTCAATCTTCTGCCAAATAGTCCCGTTGAATACTGCCCAATCGCCTATTTGCCAATCAGTAATACCATTCAAATTGGTAGAACCAGCCGTGGCAACAATGTAGTAGTAACCAGCAGTACCAACACTAGAGGCTAATGTCGGTGTATTGGTAGAAGCATTCCAAGTACCTTGATATTCCAAACCACTGGCAATTGCGTCTATCTGAGCCTGTAAAGAAGCAATAGCATCCAACACACTCTGACTTGTTCCACCACCATTGGTGATAACTTTGATCTTCTCGGCAATATCTGCCGCTACTACTTCACCAACATTGATCACTCGACCAGAAGATAGAGAGATGATTAGACTGCCATCAAAGTCGATGTGAGCATCAGTAACGGAGACACCATCTGTTCCGTCTAGACCATTGCGACCAGGCACTCCATCGTAGCCTCTCGGCCCCATTGGGCCATCTCTACCATCTTTACCATTCTTTCCGTCTTTGCCATCCTTACCATCACGCCCATCTTCACCACTCTTTAGGTTGGCAATTAACTGTCCTGTCTCGTCGTATCGTTGTTTAAGGTCAGCCTCAATCTTCTTGAGAGCCTTAACAATCATCTCTACGTTTGTAGTAATCTTCTTTCGCTGAATCTCTTTGCTTTCTGCAATAGACTTGTGAATTGACTCTAGAGCTGCCAGTTTTTCTTCGTCATTCAGTGCATCAATGTTAATCATTTCAAAGCTCCAGATAATTGGTCAAGAAAGTCGTTTTCAATTTGCTGTAAATTCTTTTGTTTGTCAGCCATTTGAAGTTCAACGATTTTACTCTTGTTCTTTATATCAGCTTCTTTAAGCATCAACTCAGCAATTCTCACTCGCTTATCAAACTCATTAGACTCATTCCCTGTAGGAAGATTCTTTGTAGTAGAAGCAATCACTTTAGCCTGTACTTCTTGTGGCATCAATTGAGCCTCAGTCATCAACTTAGCTGCCTCTGCACGATTCTGCTCTGCTTGTGTCGTATTGACAGCAATCTGAGCCTGTGCCGCTTGGAGCGCCAATTGTTGCTGAACTTGTTGCATCTCTTGAGCCTGTGGGTCAGGTTGACTCATCTGATCCAAAGCACTCATCAACTCAAATCTGTTAGTCAAACTAGAGTTGTTCAAGATACCCTTCAATATTAACGGCAGGACAGGTGTATTCGGGCCAAGGGTCTGTAATAAACCAATGAACTGTTGTTGTTCGTACTCACGAGCAATGATTCCAAGCGTAGCAGTAGGAATAAACCTCATGTCCACACTAGGATATCTCTCAGGGTCAAACTGCATATAGCGGAATGCTGCCTTCTGGATAAACGGAATCAAGAAGTCTTCTTGGAAGTTAACCAAGGTACGCTTATATTTCTTGATAATCGTAGCAACTGCCATGCTCATGCCAGCGCCATCACGATTACCCTGAGAAACCATGCCTTGAGAGTCTAAAGTACCAGTAGCCTGAAGGAGCATACGCTCAAACTCTTTGGCAGTATTCAGGTTGTTCAGACTTGTCTCACCAAACTTGAATGGATAGAGAATCTCAGAAGGATTACCATTGACCATGAAGGCTTTGCCTGGCTTTACCTCAAACTTAGCACCTCTTGGTAAGCGAGAAGCATCCATACCCATCATAGGAGAGGTAGTCAATGCTAGAGAGTCCAAATGTGAACGCACTTGAGCATCAATGGCCTTCTGCATATTGTAGGATTTCTCTACAGTACCTCTACCCAACAGTCGATTAGGGACTGTATCGTCTTGATAGGAAATAACAGGGCGGTCTTTCATCATGTATGGGTTTTCTTCTGCCTTGAGAAGCATCCCATCATTGGCAATCACCACAATTGCCTCAACCATGTCTGTGTAATCTTCTGCTACTGAGTCATCAGGGAACAACACAGCAACTTCATCATCTTTGTTTGTTAGATATTCTCTAGGAACTAAGCCATAGTATGTCAAAAGTAATACTTTTTCATCACGATATTGGCTTAACTCTTGAGTAGGCTCTAAATCGGTATCTTCATAGGTTGTTGTGATATCAACCTTGCGATAGATGCCTTTTTCGATGCCTTCAACGATCTTGTGGATGCCAACATACTTCTCAATGGCAACACCCATACAGTCATCTACGCTTGTTCCATTAGGGTCGAACAAGAAGTTCTTTGGATTGACAGGAACAATCTTGACTGC